CTTTTGGCATATTTTCAAAGTCCTCTAATTTTCGTGATTTAATAGACGCCATCGCCACAAGTGGTTCGGCTAGTTTGTCAGCAAATCCTTGTTCAACGCATTCTTTGCCGTTGAGCCAAGTTTCCGCTGATAGCATTTCTGCTAATTCTTCAGGTGTTTTCCCTGTTTTATTTGCGTAAGCTGGGATTAGCGTATTTTCGACCTTGTCTAATAGGTCTGCATATTTGCGCATATCCTCTGCATCGCCACCTTGGATACCCCAAGGCTTGTGGATCATCATCATTGCGTTTTCTGGCATGATTACTTCATTACCAGCCATTGCAATAACGCTCGCCATACTTGCTGCTAATCCGTCAATATAAACTATCACATTGGCTGGATGTTTTTTTAGCAAGTTGTAAATTGCGATTCCGTCAAATACATCGCCACCTGGTGAGTGAATATGTAAGTTAATCTGCTTGAGATTATTTCCGCAGGCTTTTAAATCTTGCGCAAAGCTCGCCGCAGATACACCCCAAAATCCGATCTCATCGTAAATTGAGATCTCTGCCGTATCGTTGGCTTTGGCTTTGATTGAGTACCAAGACTGGTTATTCGTCTTTGTCGCGCTCGTTGTCATCGCCACCGGTGACAGGATCATCTTTTGCTTTTTCATTTTTCGTACCTGTGTTAGTTAAATCTGTGTCAAACTTAAGACCAAATTTGCGGTTCTCTTCGACCTCAACTCTACGTCTGCGTTTAACTTCTGCCGGGTTGCTGCCGCTTGCTCGTACTGCTTGACTTTCCGTTGCCAACCCACCTTTAATGCGCTCTTTCCAGGCTTGCGCCTCTTTTGTCGGGTCAATCCACGGCATCACTGGCCCACTGTAAACGGCGTTATAAAGTGATGCAGGATCGATATCGACTGGCACCTCAATTTCTCCGCTGACAATCGCCATTTTTAGCCATTCGCGGTAGATTGGGCGTGATATGTGCGCAACAAAGGTATCTTGTAAAACGGAATAGCCTTCAAAGCTCTCTACCAGCTCTTGGCGCTGGCTTGAGTAAGTGCCGTTATAGTCACGAGCAATGCTTGAGTAACTAGAGCGAGTCCCCGCTGCCGTTGCTCTTAATTGTCCGTTTCTAAAGGTTTCAAGGTTAACGTTTGGTCGGTTTGAGTTGATTAACCCGATGTCCTCACCAGGCTTTAAATCATCAATGATTGCACCTGGAGCAATCTCAAAATCTCGCTCCGAACTGTCTGCGCTGTAATCCTCATTATCTCCGTAGATTGCCGCGTCACCTTTTTTGATGTACATCGTAAAGGCGGCGGCAATTCGTGCGGCCACACGCTCGCTCTCCTCGTAGTCTTTTAGATCAGCAAGTCGGATAATTACACCGTGCAACATCGACACACCGCGTAACTGGTGCAAGCGTTTTTTACACGCAAGGTGCAACATATTCTCTGCCGGCACTGATTTAACTCGCCCGTAAGTGCGGTTATTTTCCTGAGGGTTATCCATGTAAACACGGTAAGACACAGGACGGCGCCAAGCATTAATCTCTATGCCTTGGATCACATTAGCTGTATCAGATTGCCACATAGGCACAAAATCAGGCTCTAATGCCTCAAGGCTAAATGCAATGCCCGTGCTATGATTTAGACCCGCCACATACCCGCGTACGAGTTGGATAAATACTTCCCCATCACGGAGCCACGTGCGTAACAACATCCGCTCAAGTTCAGGGCGAGTAAATTGTCCTGTAACCTCAGGTCTAACAGACCATTCCGCCCATTTCTTTCGGATTTGTTCTGCTAAATCCTCATCAACATCACCACTTAAATTAAGTGGCTGTGGCTCAATATGAATCCCTCTAGAGCCAATCACGCGCTCTTCCATTTTGTCCAAAATGCCGATCACAATATCGTGATTTTGGTCTAATGCCCGAGCTTGTTCTCGCAAACTTACTGCACTTTGTTTGGTCGATACGTTCGCACCTTGGCTTTCACGTTTTGCTTTGTGCGTACGGTTTGGCATAGCCGCCTCATACGCATTCATGACATATCGGTTTTTAGCTCGCTGTGCGCCCCATTTAGGCGAGATTGCGGCAATCGCTTTATCTACTATTCCCATTGTTTAAAATCTCGCATATTTGATTCTGTGGCGTTTAACGCGCTGCCTTGTTTCCGCTAACAACTCATTAAGCATTTGTTGATAGCGGTCACGTTGTTTTGTCCATTCGGACACTTGGTAAGATACCGATCGCCCGTTAAAGCTCACTTGGCTTTGGGCGTTTTCGATCTTTTCATCAAGCGTTCGGATTTTTTCTTCGAGTTCGTCTCTGTCGTAGATAGCCATTTTTGCCCCAATAAAAAACCGCACTTTTTTACGGTGCGGTTAGTTAAGTAGTGGTAATTCGATTTGCAATTTGTCTTCAAAGATTTTTAGCGTTGCCTCAAGCAATGGCTTTTTACCTTTCCATTCATTCAAGGCTTTACCACAAACGCTTGCTAATTGTTTTTCTGCTTTATGCTCGCCTAATGCCTGGTAATATTGCTCAAGCAATGTCATATTGCCAGATAACAATTGATCTTGCATAAAATTAAATGCTTTGATGTAGGATATCTTAATTGCCATTGCTTTTTTGGTTTTATATCCCATAACCAACAACATAAAACCGTCTTTGGTCATCTCAAACATTGGGCGCTTTTCGCCTTTTTTATCGATGTATTCAACGAGCTCAAAATTGAGCCGGTTAAATTCTTCATCGCCAGTTTCAAAAATCTCACGCAAATCACGCAATACATTTTTATGTTGCTTCCCAAAAACCTTAGCAACCATTTCTGATGTAGTAACTGTTTTTGAGTCTTTATTTTGTACAAATTGTTTAAAGTTTTCAGGGTTTGCTAATTGCATTTATAACCTCCAAATTCAGATAATAAAAACCCCGACCTTTTCCGATCGGGGCTTGAGTTATTACCGCAACATATCCACCTTTTTATAGGCTCGGTATCTACCGATTTAAGGCTGTTTGGGAGTTAAAGCCAACCGCTTTTTTTACTTCCGCCACCGCTTAGCCAATTACTTTTTGTTTTGGGTTTCGGTTGCGGTTTTACTTGTTCAATTTCTACCGCACTTTCCGTTTCTTCCTCTGGTGCGGTCGTCTCTTTTCTGATTACATTAGGGTTTACGCTTGGCAATTTCGCCCAGTATGGGACATTGTCCTCATCTCCCCACTTAATACGCTCATAACCACGCAAAATAGCGATCGCATGGGCATAGCAAAATAAGTCAAACGCCTCATTGTTGCCTTTCCCTGGTTTACGCCATTTGCCGTCTTGTCCGCGCTCCTCGTAAGTCAACTCATCAAAAAACCACTCCCCAATCCATGATGGGAAATGGATATAGTTAGCGCCGACAGTCTCACGACTTAGTGCGTTACTAATGCGATCTTTGAGTTGGTCTGTTTGGAGTAAATACAAAGGCACATCACCACGCGCTTTAGCGTGACGATCTGACCGTGATGTATTGTCAGGATAAGTGCGAGTAATCAATTTTTGACGGCGCGTACTATCACCTTTGACGAGATAGACACGCTTAGATAATCCATCGCGTTTGCATCTACGCCAAAACTTATAAGCGTTATCCGTTACACCATCCTCACCGCCGCTATCTACAACCATTGCAAGGATTGGCATAAATCCACCATCTAACCCCTCAATGCGATATTGCTTATTAAGCACATCACTAATGAGTAAGTCCCAGTCCTCAGGGTAGGCGGACGGATCAATTGGTAGGCTTTCCCCCTCTGACTTGCTCCGCATTGATGATTTGATGTTATATCGATCAATGAGCCACCGCTCGCTGTTTTCGCCATAGCCCACAATTTGGACTACAAAGCGGCGATTCCGCCCACCCTGTACGTCAACCGCAGCCAATAAAAAACGGCACCCATAAGGCACCGTTCTTTTTTCGATTTCTTCGCGTCGCTCCATTAATTCGTCAGAGCGGCGTTGCTCAAGTGCTGAGCGCGGTAAATAAGGCAATCCCCAGTCTGTATTTGTTACTGCCTTTAGCGTTTCTTCACTGCCTGTCATTTCAAATTCGTGTTCAGCAGTGAGTAATTTATAAGTTAATTGCGCCCATGTTTGATAAGCGGCCGCAGGACCTTCTAGCCAAAATGATGCAATACGAGAGTTTCTTCCTTCGCCATGTATCACACCATCTTTATCTATCGTTTGCCCTTCTTTTAACCACTTGCCGCCAATGTTTAATGCGCGCTTTCTGTCAGGCTCAATTAGAGTTTGACAGTGTGGGCATTGTAGCCGAGCTTTTTCAGACGCCTTAACATAATCAGTATCATCACGATAACCGACCATATTTGCCATTGATGGCTCAAACCACTCTTGGCAATGAGGACATTGCCAATAGAATCTGCGTCTATCACCACGGTTATATAAAGATAAAATCCCAGTTGTTGGCGGGGCTTCGTGAGTAGTTTTTGGATGATGTTTTATATCAACAATATCTTTGCCTGGCGAACTCTCTACAAGTGTCATACCAGCACTCATAAATGTAGTCGTCCGTTTGGATGCTAAACTAAATCCATCACCCTCGCCGTCCACATCATCGGGCCATCGGTCGTAATCTGTTAACGCAACATATTTGTAATCGGATGATGACAATACGTTAATTGACGGCCAACCAATCTTTAATAGATTACCTGCCCTAAAATATTTATCGTGGACATTGTTATCGTTTTTACGCGGGCTTAATCTTTTTGCAATCT